GTTCCTCGCCCATTCTTTTACGCAAAAATGGCGCAATAGCTTTAGAAATATGGCCTTTTTCTGCCCACCATATTAATGGTTTCCATTTTTTTATAAGCGCCAGCATAGCTGTAACTACTTTGTCCGTCGGCTGCTTCTCCCACCAGCAATCGAGCAAGTATATATCGTCGTTTTGATCGACACCTACTATTAATAAACACGTTGCATCGTTTCTTGTTTTATCAACGCCAACCGCATGATCGCTTGCAGCGTAAATACGCAAATCACTCGGTAAATCTTTTCTGTTATAATATTTTATATTTTCTCTACGAAATAAATCACCGTCCTCCGGTGTAGGCCGACCCTGATACAATGCGCTAAAGCCTCGAGAGTCTAACCGCCGCTGGGCTTCCATAAATTCCATGTCAAATCGATCCGGCCATAGTAGTTCGCCAATTTCTCGACCAAGAGGATCATCTTCTTCTGCCAATGCTGGTAAGTTTATAATTTTCCACTTTGCAGCTTCTTCTGGACTGTAATGCGGATTAGTGGGGTCAGTCAGTCTACCGATTAGATCATCTTCGTGCCACCTAGTCTGCACAATAACAATCGATGCTGATGCAGTCATTAGACGGGTCATAAGCACCTGAGTAAACCATTGCCACAGCTGTTCGCGCAACGTCGGACTGTTTGCCTCGATACTGTCTTTAATCGGATCATCGAGAATAACAAAGTCACCACCTCGACCAGTGATAGATCCCCCTCGCCCAACAAACACCGACATACCGCCAGATCCAGTTTGTATTCTCGACTTACTTGCACCGCCTTTACGCAATCCAAAGCTAGGAAAAACGTGTTTGTATTGAGGCAGCATCATTATGTTACGAACATCTGCACCAAAGTCTTTTGCAAAATCTTCGTTATATGTAGCAAAAATCACGTTTCTATACGGATCTCGACCTTGCAACCAAGGAACAAATCGACGCGATATAAGTTCAGATTTGCCGTGTCTGGGCGGCATTGAAACTATTAATCTTGGGATATGCCCCTTTTCTACCTTCTCGAGAACCTTTGCCAATGCTCGGTGGTGTTTTGCATCCTTAAACATACTTTCGTCAATGTTTTCGGGATCATCTGCATCTGGCATGGTGTATTTAACAAAGTCGATAAAACTTGTTCGGCACTCAATAGCTTTCTTTTGCCGCTTTGCAGCTGCAATTTTGTTTTCTAGCTCATTGAGTACCTTTGCGTTAGACATCTGCCATTCCTAATGCAAGTTCGAGCGTATGTTTGTTCCGCCTCGTCCAGCCTTTGCCAAACGTATCGAATGTGGACAAACTTTCGTAATGCTTTTGCCTACTGTCATACATATATTCGATAATATCTTTGGGGGTTTTTTCGGCAACAAGCCCTAGTGTTTTTGCGCCGATTACGCCGTCTTGTTTTGCCGACACGAACTTCTGAATACACTTTGCTGGCTTAGAACTGCCAGCATTTACAGCCCAATCAAATGTAAATAACGCCAAACCATTGTCTAAATCGTTACAGCGGCATCGATCCCAGTATTCTTGCTTATACACTGGTGCTACATCTTCCGGTGTAAGGTTACGCATTTCTTCTTCGGTAACGTGCCGACCTAAAAACTGCTCGTAAGTACCTCGAGTAACACCTAAATTAGTCATACCACCTGGATCTTTCGGGTGATCGACAAATCCACCCTCGTTTTTTAATATAATTTCTAGACATTCTTTAAAATTATCTGCCATTATTCTGTCTCCACTGGTTTTGTTCCCCACGTTCGGGTGTAGCCGTATTCTTCATACGCAGCCGCCCATCGATTTTCTGTAAACGTCGCAAACTTTATTAAGTTTTCGGTGTCTGTATAAAGCTGGTCGATCCACTCGTTGTTTTCAGCAACTTGGCTCTCTAAATGCGATATTCGATGCGCCTGTTCGCTAATCCACCAAACACCGCCTACTAGCTGAACAGCCATTGCAAGAACTAAGGCCAAAGGTACTTTTAAGTCTGCCATTATTTCTTACCGAATAGATGCTTGCCGCCGCGTATTCCTATGGCGGCGCTGCATACAGTGAAAACCAGCCAAGTGTACCACTCGGGCAATTCAGAAAGGCGGGTAAAACCGTTTTTAACCGTTTCTTCCAAACCTGGAATGAAACATAAAATTACTGGAATAAGCACAATTACGGTCACAAACTCGTCCTTGAGAGAGTTTTGCGTACCTTGCGCCATTATCTTTTCCCAATCCGCCGTCGAGGTTTCTTTTGAGAGCAAAATCTTAGCTTTCGCTTCCGCCTCTGTTAATTTTAGCTTTGCGTTAGCTGCCTGTGCTTGGGTTTTAGCATTAAGCCAGCCCCCAGCCAGTTCAGCTATTGGTGAGATTAGTGCTTGTAGCATTTTTAGCCTCCATTGCATTAAAACCGAAGTACGCGGCAACAACCCCAGAACTACCGATGACATAAACGCTTGCTATGTCTGTAATTAGCTCTGCGGCTTGCGATAAGCCGACGTAAGACGCAAAGATGATTGCCACGGGGTACGCCAGCATCCCAACCGTACAAGCCACCACTAAGCGCCTCTGTACGTCACGCTTTTTGTCCATATCTTCCATGTTTCGACGGCGATCCTCGAGCATGATAGCGCGTTCATCTGGATCAATCTTTCCGTTTCCGTTTATGTCGTATTCGTTCATTAGCTTTCCTTGCTATTTTTAAGGCAATGCCTCTATCTTTGGTTATTAGTAAGACTGATCCGTTATCATTAGTTAAAACCCACTTATTTTTTCTCTCGAATAGCTTCAAAACAATGCACCGCCTGAGTTTGTGATGTGACTAAAGTTTTTGCTTTTGTTTTTTCTGCTACACACGCATCCTTCGATGTGTAAACATTGCCGATTTGGTAGTATTCGAGGCCACCGCCTGTTGAAAATGATATCCATATTAAAAACCACATCACCAGCGATCCATGTATTTGCCGAGGTAAAATATACCGACAACAACGGCGGTAATTGCTAATACAATTCCCGTCGTTAATTGGATTGCCTCTAATCGTTCTTCGTAAGCTTTTTGCTGCGCTTTCTTTAAAGCTTGCCTTTGCTTTCTGGCTTCGGCTTGCCATTGCTGCCACCGATCCCATGTGCCAGGTGGTGCGTATAATCTGCAATAACTTTCCAACTCTTTTCGTTTTGCTTTTAAATCTTCTAAATGCTGAAATTCTTCCCAATCGCCTTGCTCACCTCCAGCAATGGTTCTAAGTGGGTTATTTTTTTTTCGATTAATCGCGTCTTTTACATCTTCCTCTGCGCCAAGAAATTTTCCCACAGCGCCTATAAGTCCAGCGGTTTCCTTGCCGTTGCCCAGCGCCGTCTTGATTACAGAGTAGGCGGCGTTGGCCGCTGCAATAGACTCTAAAATCGGCATTACATCCGCGTAAGAATAGAAACCAGCATCAGGATCATAGCACCAGCTGTACCGAGCATTATTGCCTCGATCCTCTTGATCCTAAGTATAGCCTCCTTCCAACGCTCCTCGAGTTGCGTTTCTATTTTCACCACCCTTTTGTCTAAACTATTAAGTGTCGGTTTGCTCATTTGTATTCCTGTGTCAGACGTATAAATCAACTAGGAGCAGACGGCCAATCGCTATCCTCGAGCGTCGGCCAGTTTTCGTGTTCCGGAAGCGATCTTAGTGAAGATCGATATGTAGCCCAAGAAGTCTTAGCCTCATCAGTCAGTGGGCTGTCAGGCATCTGTGTCCAATCGCTTGAAGCAAGTAACTCGTTGCGAGTTTCTCTGTGTTCGGCTGCTAGTCTATCGTTAGCACCATCTGCCCATGCCTGTTCTTCTGCATCACGAGCTAGTTCTTCTTCTTCGGTAAACTGTATTCTGCCGAACTCTGTGGTTCTAAACCTTGGGTTTTCTCTGTCACTCATATCAATTCATCCCATATATTTTTATGCTGCCTTTAGAAAAAGTTCCACTAGCTGGGTATAACTTAAAACCAGTAATAAGTTCTGTACTTCCAGTATCTAAGTGTCCACCCAAATCATAGTTTAATGGTGCTGTTGAGGCTACAGATGATACACGGCTAAACATTTGTTTTTGGCTGTTAGTTGTATTTCCACCAATATCAGTAAAACCCATTAAATGCCTACTACCTCCAGCTTCCCAATTATGTACAACCCCCCAATAAGTATTAGTAGTATAGAGATTGCTAGTAGTAGAACCATTGCTAACCCTTCCAGCAAACCGATATTGATTATTAGATTCTAATGAACCAGCTATATACAATCGCAAACGAACTCCTGTGTTTTGGGAAAATTGTAATCCGTCATACATAATTCTAATTGTATAAAAAGTTGATGGTATTGATGTGTACTCTAATTCGCTACTAGCATCTGCTGTTAATTTAGTAATGTATTGCCAAGGCGTATTGTTCTTAATCAGCGTTGTTACATCAGATGTTGAA